CTGATGGCCGTAAGCCTCGCGCTCGAAGCGGATGGCACGATAGGCCGCCGTGGCGTCCTTCAGTCGCGCCCACTGCCAGAGCCATTCGGCAAGGTAGAGGAGATAGAAGCCCACGTAGCCCGTCTCGCGCATCTGCGCCGTGTGGATAGCCTCGTGACGGAGAATGCGATCGGAGACCGGCTCAAACTCTCGGCGGGCAAAGACGCGCCCAAAGAGGTTGATCGCCGTAAAGCCTCGAAAAGGAATAAGGCTGTTGTAAAAGACTTTCATGCGGTCGTATTCCCTTTCGGCTTAGGTTCGACCTGTTTCTCGATGGCTCGAATCACAGGATAAAGCACTCCGGCGGCTTTGAAAGCCTGCATCATGGCCGCATATTCGTCATCCGAAAATGCCTTCGTTTGATTCTCAGGTGCGCCGAAAATGGATCTTGCCAGAGCATCCTGTTCGAGGGTGGTCGCTCGTTGGTATATGATGTTTCCAAGCGCACTTCTAAGGTCAGCCTTCTCAAATACGCCGATCGAAGTCTCCACCTCGAGCTGACTGAAATCGATACTTTTCATTGTGGTTCTGCTGGGTTGTTGGTTGGTCGTTGTTGGTTGTAATTGGTCTGTGCCGGCAAGAAAGGTGGGTTGCAGGAGAGATTCTCACCCCCGCAACCCTACCAAGCACTAATCACTATGAAAAAAAAGTCGGCCTCACATCTATGAGAGTCGCAGCTGATTAGGCTGCGTCTTTCGATTCTACGATCATAGGTGTGTTCTCAACGCCCGCAGCCGTGGTGGCCCCGAGGACAGTGAACTGCACCTGCAAGATTTCAGTCGTATCCTCTCCGGGAAGCTGAGTAATCTTAGCAAACACGTCACAATTGACAAACGTGTAGATGAGCTGCTTCCCTCCGTACGGCTTCGTTTTAAGCATCAACGTCTTGCGAATGCTTGGCGTGACGACGGGTTTCTTCCATTCGTCCTTGGTTCCATTGAGTTCCCCACCCATAAAGAGCTTGCGCTCATCCATCGTTGGAGAGGGGATGTTTAGAACCAACGTATCAGCTTCTCCAGCTTTCAGAATGATGGCCCAAGGCTTATCGCTACCGTACTTTTTGAACTCTGTCTTCTGCGGATCGTTTACGTTGTATTGAATAGACCCAGATTCTACCGTCGAGACCTGAGTAAAGCTCGTTCCTGGAACGCCGTCGCCGGGATCGGCCACGCCTACGTATGCGACATCAATCGCCAATTTTCTTTCTTCTGCCATGTCTGTATTGTTCTAATTGATTGAAGTTGGTTTCATGTTTCTATTTCTCGGTGATTACCTCCACGCGGATGTTGTAGAGGGTAAAGCTGTCGTCGGTCTCTATCTCTCCCTCCCATGCCACGCGGGCGTTGAAGTACATACCCGGTGGAGCGGGTGGGTGCTTGATCGCCTCTCTAATCTTTCCGGCCTGCATCTGGATCTGTCGGGCATTGATCATACCGTTGGGATACGGGCGAATAAATAGGTTAACATTGACCACCGGCGCCTTATTGACGTAGGTCTTCACTGCTACCCCGGTCGTGTTAACCACGATGTGGTCGACCTTCACGCCCGTCTCTGCCCGATGTTTATAGGCAGGCAATCCCGTTCCTGCTCCGTCCACAGCCGCAAAGACGATGTCCACAATGTCGAAGAAGTCTGCCATGCTGGATTATACCTTGAGCGCGCGCAACAGATTGGCGGCCTCGCTTATCAGAAAATCCTCGGTCTTATCCGCAGAATGGGTGACCACATCGTATCCTTTGGCCTCGACCGCGGCGGCGTAACTCATGCCCGCGAAACAGACTAACACGTAGCCCTTCGAATGTGTACGACCTACCGCTCTGGCCATTTGTTCTCCGGCCGTAACGCCCTTTTCGCCGTCCTTCTTTCCTGGCTCTCCGACATTCGCATTGAAGACGCTCGATCCTACGCGTCTGCCATCTTTGAAAATGGCGTATCCGGTCGAGCTCCGCAAGTTCCCCGTGCGATCCTTGTAGGTGCGAATACTGCGGGCCAGTGTGATAAACTCTTCGCCTGCCCTTGCAAGCAGAGTCTTTATCACCTCATCCGTACGGTCTTGTAGACGTTCAAACATGCCATGCATTTGCTGCTTTGTCCAAAGCGGTTTTAAGCAAGGTTTGGTGGATGCGCTCATACGTAGATCACAGAATGCGTCTGATAACTCTCCCACACAATGATAGGACGCTCTATACTGAGACCTGGGATGCGTAGCGTAAGGCAGCGCTCGGCCTCATTCGGTCGACGTATACGAGTGTAATACTCACCGTATACCTCGAGCTGATTTCCGTTGCTGTCGCGTTTCAATACATGGCGACTGCTATTGGAGTGATCGAAACGGCCGTGCAGGTGCACCGTCTTATGAACGCCCGGTATCCATTCGCCATGTTCCAAGTGTCCAGTGGAATCGTAAACCACCTCGGCGTCATGCTCCTTAGGATAGCGTGTCACCATGTCTGGTTGCTTTTACCGCGCGGAACGAATATTCCACCCAGTCGATTAGCCTTTTCGGCCTCACCATTCTCACGGTACAGCTCGGCGGCCTTACTCCGGTACCAGGCCCGATCGTAAGACACTGAGAGCTTGTATTCCGTGAAGTTTGGTAAGCCTCCGATCATGGCGTACACATCAGCCACGGCCAATCGCACCTCGCGTCCGGCCTCGGCCGTATACACAGCATCGCCGTCCATTCCGCGATCAGTGAGCACGACGGAGAGGAACTCCTCTCCGTCTGCCACACCGGGGTAAGCCATTATCGCGTCTTTGACCGTCTTCATTCCGTTACCCGCGCTCGGTTGCTTTTAGTCCTCGATGGTAAGCGATTCCGGTTTCACCGTTTCTCCGAGCAACATTGCCGGGACATTGTCCGTGCCTTCCGTGTCGTCATTCCAGCTCGTTCCGTCAGCTTTCAGGATGAAAAGCCCCTCGGGATCGTTGATCACAGGCATGGCGTTGGCTTCTGCCTTTGTCCACTCCGTTACCGGCTCCGGTTCTGACCACTTGGAAACCAAAACAAAGTCCTTCTTCACCATCAGCGCTTTTTGGCGCATAGAAGCCAGCGTTTCAGAGGCAATCGGGCCGTGCTGAATATCGCCCACCCTCAGGTCCTCAATGAGGGCAATGCGCTTACGCTCCCACGGGCAAACGGTCTTGCGCACGTGCGCAGCATTCTCAATTCTCACGGCTGGCTTTACGAGCTTTATTTCGACGGGGAACTCTTGGTCTGCGAGATAGTTGTTGATCACCTTAAAAGACGGTGCGAGCTTGCCAGATTGGTTCAACCACCCCTTCAAGGCCTCAATCGTAGACTTCTGCTTTCTCAAAAGCGCGAAATCGTCAGCGCGCATGACCACGTACCGAATATTGCGCCCCTTTTGAAAGGCCATATCGACAGCGTCTGCGATGTCTTGCAAGCCGTCCGCCGTGTTCGCGTTCGACCAGTCGGCTGTGCTTACGCGGCGATTGTCGTTAGGCATACCACAGCCGACGAATGCAGTGGTTACGATGCCGTTGTTGTTGGTCGGATTCAGCATGAATCCACCACGCGAAAGCAGCTGCAAGGCCATCCATTCAATGCGACCTCTGACACCATTGTAAGCTCGATCCGTATCCTTGAATGCGAGATCAAGCACAGATCGCAGCCGGGCGTCGTTTCGGATGTCTGATTGGAGTCGGATATATTCGTTCAGCTCCGACTCATTCATCGGGTACTTTATGGAGATCTTCGGAATGTCTCCAGAGAGCTTCCGAATCACCTCCCGGCTCTTTATTGGCGCGGACGAGTCAAAGCTGATCACGTCTGCAATTACGGGAACGCCTTGTTCCCCGACGAGCGTTTTCCAGGTCAAAGTGCTGACTTCTTTGATCCCAAAGAAGTTCGGGAAAAACATGGGGGTTGGATTGGATCTCAATCGCCCCTCAAGGTTGGCTTGGTTCACCAACGATAAAATACTTCTTTCCATTGTTGTTTGTCTTCACTGATTATACAAAGCGAATGCGCGTGCGTTCCTTCAAAACATTGTCGAGAGGGAACAACATAGATGCCTCTGTCACCGTCCCCCTCACAAGCAACCCACAGCTCTGATTGGCAACGGTGAGGTTTACTTTGTTCTTTGTCAGAAACACCTCACTCTTCTTGTCGCCATACTTGGGCACTGCGCTACCTGCGCCCTGTTTGTCCTTGGCCAACACAAGTACGTCGCCCTTTGCAGCGGCGCCAATGGTAGCGGCCAGTGTGATAATGTCGAACTTCGGGTCGCTCTTATCGATCTCCGTGATCACGTCGGAAGCCTTGTCAAACGCACCTCCGAGGGTTACGGCGTCGCCCACGACAAAGAGGTGCTTCTTCTCCACCTTGTACTTCGCGGTCGAGGCAGCCTCATAGACGCGCGCAGTTTTGATCACATGGTAGACACCCGTTTCCGAGTCTTTCACCACGGGTGTAAGCGGAGGCAATTCATCCAACGTCTTGCCGGAGAAGATAGCCGCTCGAAGCTCGCTGCGATCGATCGTTCCGCCGCCGACTACGTCTTCCAGCTCCTTCACGATGCCGGGTTTGTACTGAAATTCTCGCTCTTGACTTAAAAATGGCATAATGTCTTACTGTTAAATTGTTAGTTGTAATTCGTTTATTCAGCGCCCGCATTGAAGGTCGCTGTGCCTCTTTCAGCACTCTGATCCGTGGCCTGACTCATGAAGTTTGCCCAGTCTTCAGCTGTGCGCGCCGTGCTTTCCGCAGGCATGGAACGCATACCGCCTGAGGCTACGTTTTGATTGATGGCATCTTGCCGAATGGCTGTAAGCTCATCTCCGAGCGTCTTCACTTGCTCTTCGATTGAAGCATCTGCGGATGTATTGATCCGCGAAATCCACGTTTCAGGCAAACCGGCTTTCTGAATGGCAGCTTTCGCCTCTGAAAGGCGCGCGGCGTTGGCAGCTTCTGCTTCCGACTTAGTGATCCTCGATCGGATCTCTTGTAGCTGCTTATTCAGCTCGGCCAGCTCTGCGTTAGCTCCGGTTGGGATGGTGTCTCCGAGCGACTTCGGCGGGATAGGTTGCGTGGGATCCGGCGCAATGGGTTTGCCGTCTTTCAGGCCGTGCGCCTTTTCGTACTCCGCAATGGCTGCTTTGCGAGCCTCCTCTGCTTTCTCTTTAGCCGTCTTGTCGGCCTCTTCGATGGCTGGGAGCATGTGCTCCTTGAAGGCTTTTACAGCGGCTGCGACGCCGTCCACGGCGTTCACACCAAATGCCTTCTGCACCCTTTCGGCGTGGCTCTCGCTTACGCCTTGTTCTTTGAGCGCCTTTTTGATTGCTTCAATTACTGTCATCTGTGAGTGTTCTCTCTTTAGTTACTGTGATTGTTGAATAGATGGTATTGCAATGCAGCCCCACTCTTTCCCAAGAGCGGCTGTGTTGTTTGTCTAATTGTTCTACGAATGCAAAGATTGTATGACACGTCTGCAATATCAGCATGTCTGGCAAACTTTTTTATGCCCCGGCCCTTCAGACTCTTTTTCCGCCTCTGCGACAGCTCGCTAACCAAGCTGTTGGAGTGGTTACGAAGCCATCCGGGATACCCCGGGCGGCTCTTGCTTTATATGCGCGCAGAGTGACTGGAACACCTTTCCAACATCTCAACATATTCTATCTCAGGCTGCTTCTTATTTGCAGACTAAATCAGCTTCACAGCATAAGGGTGCTTGCGTGGCGCTTCAATCCATCATTTGCACATCGAATCTTATTTGCAGGCTAACTCCCGGGCTACCATTCCGAGGGAGTCCTCGAGATGGTCTGCCCCAACCTGTGACGAATTGTCACGAATTGAAGTAGGTCCACCTCTTAAACACATAACTTCCAGAAAGTTTCACGTCGCAAAAGGTATCAAAAGGCGGGTTTCGGTCCCGTGCCTTTCAGGATTACTCCGAGGTCCTACTCAGGTAGATCCCACGGGGACGCCTACCTTTGTCTGATTAAATGGATACAACTATGAGCAAAGAAGAATTGATCAAGCAATGCCGGTATTATAGCGGAGGCGATGATAATCCCTACTCGAGTCCAGATCTCGCCCCGATGGGGCTATTCTGGTGGATAGAGAAAGGATATGTTGAAACGAATGGGGCTGTCGAAGGCGAGAATGAATACTATGAAGCAGTAGGAGGCAAACAGTATTCAGGCATTCCTTACCCTATACTTATAGCATTGTTTACCTCTTGGGGGAAATATGCCCATAACATAAAGGCCGAGATCGCGAACTTCTACAAGCTCATAGATGAATATCTAAGCATACCGAGCGACCATGTCCCGATGGACAAAATTCCAGGAACTTAATAGCCGATGTTCACGTCTTTGATCTTGGATAGATCTCTAAACTCCTGTCCGACCACCTCACAGTCAATAAAGATCTGATCCCCGTAAGCCGTCTTCGACCTGTAGACCTTCGTGATGCGCATCTTTAAGCCGCGCTGGAATAAGGTCTCTTGCTCTTGGCCGAATTTGCTAAAACGCGTCTTTCCATCCCAGCCTCTTCCGCCGCCCTTCAGTCCAAGAAATTCAGCTCCGTAATAACTTATCGGCTCTATGTAAGCAGCACGCGTTCCTTTGGGTGCATAGATGTTTAGAACCACTGGTTTATGGTAATATCCAGACCACTTCCGACTTCCTGTTGAGAGGAAGCCGCCTTCCTGCATTGTCATACCTACCAAGTCGTCCAATTTACTCGGCATCTCCCCTCCCGCAAATCTTATTCTTGACGCAATAACGTCTAAACCGCTGTCGCCGCGCGTAAACCACATATCCTCCGGGAGCGCATTCCTCTCAATGTAAGACGTGATAGCGTTCACCTTTCTCTCAAATTTCTCCCGTGTTTGCGGATTCTCATACTTACGGCCTTGTAGCGGCTCATTCACGTCGCAATAATGCTTTGAATAGTCGTAAATCATGTCTTTTTCAATCGCAGGCGCTTTCATCCAGTTCTTTGACGCTGTACCAATCAGCATGTCATCCGCTTTTTGCCCCCCTGTCTTATCCCATAACGCAGCATCCTTGCGCGCCTGCGTATAGACATCTGATCCCAAGGAACCCTTTACTGTCTTTGCCGCTCGAGCTGCCTTTGCTGCCTCGAGTTTGTCTACAGCCGACTTAAACTCGGACGCCTTCGTTTGCAATGTGTCGAGCGGGGCATTGGCATTGAGCAAAGATTCCAGTTCGGAAGCAAGCATCTTCACATTCTTGCTCTTCGTGGTCATTGCATACCCGAACGCGTGAAGCGTATCCCACTCTACCTCCTGCTTGGCGATCTTATACTCAAGAAGAGCACAGTGTTTCTTATATGCATCACGTGCGACTTCCCATGTGGCATACTTCTTTTGCGCGCCATACTTATTCGATCCAAAGAACTCAATCGCCTCAAACTTGGCCTTTTTCAACTGCTTATCCAAAGGCAGTTTTTCCCACCCAGCGATCTTCTCCTTTACGGAATCATAGACTGTATGCAACGCATCAGATCCAAATTTCTTTTTGTATTCCGGTACGTTGTCTAGCAAAACAGAAAGGTAGTTCGTGTCCCTTCGATCCTCCCACGCCTTCTTTACCTCAATCTTATGACGAAGGCGAGCCATCAGTGCGTCCACCTCCGAAGGATCTGCGCCGGCCGCTATTCGGCCGCTCACTTTGCCTCCGAGGAGCGTAATGGAATGCACGTCGGCAAAATCAGCCGCAATAGCTTCAAGGGTTGCGGCATGTCGGTTGGTAGACACACGCGTGTTCCATCGCCTTTGTATGTCCTCCTTTTGCCACGCAGTCTTTTCGGGGCGCGAAGGTTTGGCTAGAGCATCACCCTCTGACACGTTCGCAGCGGCTTCCTTGTCGAAGAAGGGCACATTGTGCAGGTAGGAGTAAGAAGTGCGATAAGAGTGGTGCTGTTCGACGTACTCGAGAGCACTGGCGGGCATGTCACGCAGCACGCGACCGGCAGGCATGCGACCCGTCACAAGGTAGTCTGTGAACTCCTGTCCGCTGAGCATGACCGGCGTAGCGTGGCAGATACAGAACGGATGCCAGGGGAGGAACTTGAACCCTTTCGGGTACGAGCCCTTCATGGCGTCACACACCGGGCAAGGCTTAGCCGATGTGCCCGATCGCTCCACCTTTACGCCTAAGACAAAGTCCAACGACTGCCAACGCTGATGGTCGGATTCGTGGTAAGCAATGTTCGTCTCCGTGGCTCCCACACGCAGGGCGTTCATGTAGCTCGATCTGTACACACCGCGCCCGGGGTGGTAGTCTTTCATGGGCTGCGACATGACCAGTTTTCCCTCGGCATTACGCACGCGTCGGAAGCGTTTGTCCGGTTCCTTGAGGATGTAGCGTATATCCTGCGACAAAAGCGTGGCTGGTCGTCCCTCGGCAATGCCAGATGCGAGATAGAACTCCATGTTTTCGCGTGCTCCCTCAACCACACTCCAGATGCGATCTGAGAGATTCATTCCCGCATGCTTACGCTGCATGAAGGCGCGTAGCCCCTCGGCGTTGCGGGTAAACATGCCGCGGCGAAAAGTTTCCGAGAGAGGGATGTCGGCAATGAAGTCCCGGATCATCTCGTCAACCTTTCGATTCGAGTCCTCCCACGCCGCACGGGTATTGGCGTCTATGTTGGACACGAGATCAGTGTGCAACTGGTCGAGGAGCTTCTCGATGCGCTTTTCGGCCACGCGGTTATGCAGCCACACGTCAGACGGATGAATGATGCCCGGTGCAGCCTTGGGCGTCCACCGTTCGAGCTGTGCGCCAGCTTCGCGCGCAAAGCGATCAAAGATGCGTTTGATGTCTTCTTGCTGAGCTGCAAGTCGGAGTATGTGTTTGCGGTCGGAGAAATGCACGGCGGGTTGGGGGTGGTAGTGATAAAAAAGCGGGGCGCCCCTACGCGTAAAGAAGGAGCGCCCCGTGCTGCGATTGGTTAGGAGATGGCGGCGATCTGGTTCAGCTCCACCCAG